TATCACTTACGAGATGACTTCTAAAGGTTTTTGTGGGTCAGTAATAGTCGATGGTCAAGTAGGTATAGTTGGTTTTCACGTTGCTGGAGACCAAGTAAGTACAGGAGTAGCTAAAATTTTTTCACAGTCGTTAAAATCTAAGATCTATTCTTTATTGTCCGATTCATTTGGAGTTAAAGAAGAATTAAACTTCGTAGATACCGAACCTTCATTCAGTGGAATGGTTGTTCCTAGTTCTGTCATTTCGGATGGTCCAATTAAGACTCATTATCGGCCTTCCATTTTCCATGGATTGTTTCCTGTAACTAAGGAACCAGCTAATTTAAGAGCGTTAGGTCCTCATACAGTTAAAGAAAGAGCTAAACGCATGCACAAGATCGTAAAAACTCTACCACAAGAAGAGCTAAGATTTATGGGAAAATTCTTAGATTATGTTTTACCTAATTTTTCTCCTATTTCTGAGCAGGAGGTGATAAAAGGTAAGGAAGGATTAGCCTCATTGAATAAAGATAGTGTTTCTGGAATGGACTTTCCCAAAGACAAAGAATATTATTTTGATTTTGGAGAAGGTATGGTAGGAGAAGAGTTTTCTTTAAAGTTAAAGGAGTATAGAAATCAGGCCCAGAAAGAATATCCAAAATTGATAACTCAACATCATACGATAAAAGATGAGTTACGATTGTTGCATAAAGTCAACAAACCCAGAACTTTTGGGGTTGATTCATTATCGACACAGTTCGAGATGAAGAGATTGATGGGAGATTTGTTCGTAAAAATTCGAAATCGAAAGTGGGAAAATGGAGTAGCTATTGGAGTTAACCCTTATGCTGATTGGGATGTTCTATACCAAGAATTGAGTAAATGTAAGTTGTGTTGGGATGGAGATATAGGAGAATGGGATGCCAGCATTTCTCCTGAAATACAAGATTTATTAAATGATAGAGTAAGTCGAAAATTCGTAGGGTCATTAGAAGATCGAGTGATTTTGGAGCGAGTTTTATCGTTATCAGTTCAAAGTTGGGTTGTAGCAGGAAACAAAAGGATGTTTAAAACTCACGGTATATTATCGGGAATGTGGATAACTAATTTGTTCAATAGTATAATTAACAGGTGTTATACAGCTGGCTGGTATTACCGTGAATATGTGAAAAGATTTGGAGAAGAACCTACTGTCTCACAGTTTTTAAGGGAGATAGTAGATATTGTCCAAGGAGACGATAAAATTGTAGGAATGAGG